ATGACCGATTTTGAGCGTAAAGTGTATCGGATTATTTTTAACATGAGCCGCTTTGGGAAAAATCCCTCCATGGAACAATTGAAAAGGAAAACGGGAAAAGATGAGCAGACGATCCGTGCTGCTGTGAAGAATTTGATGAGGCAGCGCGTTTTGAAGTGGGATAAGAAAAAAGAAGAGTGGATTTTCTAACTTTACATTGACAATTCCATAAGAAAATAGTATAATAATATTAACAGAGCTCACACGCCTCTTGTTCTTCGGAATAATGCGGACCACAGTGAGACTTTTTTTTATCTAAAGGATGGTAAATTATGTCAAGTGTACATACCCCTAAAGTCTTTAAAACACATGAAGAACAGCTTGAAATACTTAAACAACGTGGTTTAAAAGTTGATGATGACACTGAAGCATTAAACACCCTAAAAAAAATCAACTATTACCGTTTGACAGGATATATGTTAACGATGAAGGTAAACGACGAATTTCATTCAGACGCTTCATTTAATGATGCAGTACGCTTACATAATTTTGATGAGAAATTAAGAAGGATTTTATTGAGGGCTATTGAGTCTATAGAGATTTCATTTAAAGCTCAACTGGCATATAGTTTTGCAGATACTTATGGTCCTTTAGGATACCTTTTTTCAGAAAATTTCAACCACGATCAAAAAAGTAAAAAATTCCATGGAGATTTCATTGAAAAATTATCTAACACAATCATGAATAGCAGTGATCTTTTTGTTGTTCATCATCGTAAACATTATAATAGTAAGCTGCCTATTTGGGGCGCAGTTGAATTACTTACGATGGGCAATATATCAAAATTTTATAAAAACATGCACAGCAAAGATAAGAAAGTAATCTCAAAAAGCTTATATAATGGACTTTCGCATGCCGTGCTTAGTAATTGGCTTGAGGCTATTACTATATTAAGAAACACATGCGCCCACTATTCAAGAGTTTATAATAAAAAATTCTCATTTTCGATTAGACTATCGCCAAAGATAAAATTAAATAACAGCAAGCTTGTTTCATTTATTTATATTTTGAAGATATTGTTGTCTAAACAAGAATGGAGTAGGTTTCTTAATAGTTTTTTAGTTTTAACAGAAGAGTATGATGATGTAATAGAAATGCATCATATGGGTTTCTATAATAATTGGAAAGAATATATTAATTGATCCCCCACCGAAATGGGGGATTTTATTTATTTTAAGAGTGATTCAAGTTTTGCTTTCGTCTTCGGCCCGAAAATGCCATCAGCAGTCAGGCCATACATGGACTGGAATCGCTTGACCGCATTTGCTGTTTTCGAGCCATATGCGCCGTCGATTCCAAAATTCTTTGCGCTCTTATCTGGGTAGTAATGAAGAGCCGCCAGAGCCGTTTGAATCTGTTTTACGGCCTCCCCTCGGGTCAATGGGCTTGTGACTTTAAAAACACCCGCAGGCAGGCTGAATTTTGATTTTTGAGTGGATTTAGGCTTTGACGATGTTGCTTTCTTCTTGCCGCCGCTTTTCAGCTCGTTATCGCTTTTGATATAGGAGACATTCACATATCCGTGGAATGTCTGGCCTTTTGAATTGGTGTATTCAACATATCCCCATCCGTTGACAGTTGATCCAAGCTGATATTTCACAACCGTACCATTCGGCAGGTTAAGCACCATGGAAGAAGAAGCGCTCCGTTGCGTACGTAAAACAAGGCCGTCACTTGAAACCACCGTGTTTTTGATAAAACGGCCTTTATTCGAATCGGTGTTGGTTTTCGATTTGTTGTTAGTTGGTTTGTTAATTACTACCCCACCTAATCGCGCTTTTACTCCATTCTTGAAATCAGTAAACCCTTGGGATCTGCTTACCCATGGGGCCGGACAGATTTTGTGTGTAATGTCATAGTGCCGCACGATGTCATTGATCGGATCAAGTTTATACATTTTGCACAGCTCGGCACAAACTTGTTCTGCGCGGGCAATGGTATCAGGATGGAAAGTGCCGTTCTTTTCAATGCAAAGCTCCACGCCTATAGATAAGAAATTCGCATTCGGTTTCAGTGCAGCGACGCCCCGGTAAGGCTGTCCGTTGACGAATTGCTGAACGTCATTCGCATGATAGGCCACCTCATTCAACGGAATGATGCAAATAGCCTCTGTACGATCGACAAAGATGTGGGCCGATGCAAACGTCTGTTTTTTCTCAGATAGATTTCTGTTCTGTGCGGGGAGCGTTTGACCAAAGTATCTATAATGATTGGCAGCAGGCGCGCCGGGGTTGGCCGTGTAATGCACCACAAGTTTCTTCACGCCGTTGTTTTTGATTCCCGGCCGCGTCCATTTATTAATATCAATATATTGGTTTTTAAATGCTGACATAAAAAATCTCTCCTATTCTGTTTTGAAATATAAAAAGGCCGCCGAACGGCAGCCCTTACTTGGTTAAATCATGCTGTTTTAAAACGGCTTTTTGCTTATGGCCTTTTTCAGTCACATAGTTGTTTTTGAACCATGCTACCAGTGACATGATGATCGTAAAACCGATGGAGCCGCCTAAATAAACCGCGTCCGCAAGGTCATTCACTTGATCATCTGCAATCGGTAGCACATCCTTACCAAACATCACTAAAACTTGGTTTACGAGAGCAATAAAAAGAAGCACAGTCCGGACGACTGTACCTTTGTCGAATTTTTTCATATGTTATTTTCCTCCTTATTTTTGCAGCAGGTTATACATGATCGCGATAGCCCCGCCGATAAAACCGGTGCTGACTGCCGTTATTATGGCTCCTGTGATGGTCCGTTTGATCCAAGTCGTATTTTCATCAATTTTGTTCAGCTTTTCGTTTAATGAAATGATTTGCTGATCATGCCTGTCTGAAGAACGCTCAAGGACACTCACTCGCTGTTCAAGAGTCTTTTGCCCGGCTTTAACCTCTGTTATTTCTTTTTGTAAAGCATTCACTTCCGGTACCTCCGTCATTTGTGACATTAGTACGCCCCCCTTTTTCTATCTCATACGCTTCACCTCCTTCGAGGCAAAATAAAAACACCTATTCAGTTACAGGTGCTGGTTCACTATTATTTTCTTTCGCCGCTACTGTCGCATTTAATTGCTTTTCGAGTTCCTCGCGTTTATTATCTGCAAACGTGTATAGCGCTTTATATTCGGCCAGCTCATTATTCTTCAGATTCAATTCCTGCTGTAGGGAAGCAGCTTTATATGCTGCAATTTGTAACTGGTCCTGAAGTTGCTCTTTTGTCATTTCTTGCATGCCTTTCACTCCTTACTCTTGATCGGGATACGCATTACCGCGTTCGCTTTCTGTAATTTCATCATATTCCGCTTGTGTGATGCGGCCTTTCTCAACGGCTTTTCTCATTTCAACGGTCAAAACAGTTCCGTTTTTCCAGCAATCCTCAAAAAACCCGAAAAGAGCACTTCGGTTCTCCAATGGGCTCCCCCCGTTTCCTTTTATTGATTCATTAAGAGATTGCAAACCCGCTGAAGGTCATGGACTTGCTCCTGCAACTTTTCCTCTGTAGTCTTTTCCTTTTCTCTATCTTTTGCTTCAATATTTAATACCACGGGCTCAAGCTTCATCTTTGCCATCCTCCTTATTTTGAACGTAGATTGTTATAAGCCCCTCTCGGTTGCCTTGTGGATCAACGACAATTTGAACTGGAATCATAATAAGCTTTTTGCTCCCACTGTACCCTTGGTAATAACCATCAGGCTCTACATAGGTTTTTGTGAGCAAATAGCTTATCTCATCAGACTTTATATCATGAAGGACATATAATTGATACGCTACTTTGGTTGTATCGTCCGGCTGCAGATCGAACGAAACAGCCTCCATGGGATATGTCTTGTCTCCTTTTTTTATAGAGCCGGCAGTTATTTCGATTCCCGCGCTGGTTTCTTCTATTTCGATGCCGTCCGCATAATAAAGACTCATGTTAAAATCCCTTTTTTCAATCATAAAAATTACTCCCTTATTGTGATTCGTAAAAAATAACAATTTGAACTTTTATCGTTTTTCCCGCAACTCCGGCAGTAGTCCCGGTCCCTCTCACTCCAATATCAACAGAACTGGCACTTATATTTTCTAATCCTACCGTAACCGCATTAGAATATGCGCCAATCGCTGTACCTACCGCTGCAAAAACGTTCTCAGGCGCATAATAAAAACTATCAACAAAAGGAATGCGATTGTAGCGCGCGTACGCAGTTGCCCCTCCGTCAGGCGGCAGTTTAATGTCCCAAGTAAAGCAGTAAACCATCAAACCGTATTGCAGGCCTCCATGCTTGTCTTCTAATTCTGTAGAAACATTGCCACCCATCAATTTGAATTCGCAATTTTTTGCATTCCCTGCTACAACTTTGGTTCCCAATGGTAGCGTTAAATCTGATGCGTCAACAATCGTTTTTTGGCCTGATTTCAGTCGAATGACCCCGGGGACATCAATATCTAAATTATTCGGTTTAAAGCGATAAATAGTAGCTGATCCTTCAAAAAGGGCCTGATAACGGTTATATGTGAACGGCTCTCCTATATTTTTAGGATTGGTAGTAGCAGTAAGAAGAAAGGCGTCTTCTTCAACAGCTGCCTGTCTTTCCATTTTCATATTAAAATGGCTTATAACTTGTCCAACATCTCCTATTTCTGAATACATTGAAATAGTTGGAACCGTTTCATATGCGGTTTGCTCGCCTGCGCCACGGAGCTCAATTTTGCCATCACCAATTGAGACTGTTCTGTAGATTTCATTAGAGGAATCACCAGGATCGTAAAACCTTCCTTGTTCCTGCGTTATTTTCGCAGAACTAACAACCAATTTGTTGTAATCATAATGAGAGTCTCTGGTGAATTGGTAAATCTTATCACCTTCGATATAGTATTCGGCATCTTCTGATTGTGTCAGCGCCTCGAAACGGGCCCCTTTTATGTCCACACCCTCTATCGTGATACCTTTTAACGTCCCGACGTTTATTTTGTCCGCTGAAAGGTCTTTGATCTTGGCGTTTGTTATTGAACCGTCAATGATGTGTACCGAATCAATTATTGCTTCTTTTAGATGCGCCTTTGCGATAGCCGCATTTTGAATAGCCGCTGTCCCGATAGCCGCTTCAGCTACTTTCGCACTTGTTATGGCTGCATTTTTTATATGAGCTGTTTCTATTACCGCCTTTTGGATGTGGTCGCCATCAATAACACCATCAACCAGCTGAGTATCAAACGGGCTATAACCATAATCAGAAATAACATCGCCTTTGCGCACCTGTACTTTACGAATAACAAAGCTACAGGGCTCAGTGTTTCCGTTTCGATTATATCCGCCGATTCCAATTGTGTAATCAGAGCCGGTTTCCGGAGCAGTAAATTTGATATTAACCCTTATAAATTGGTCAGACGGAAAAGCAGAAATATCTTTCTGTTCATTGCTGCTAATCTGTATGAAAGTGCTGCCTTTTTTCAAATGAATATAACTTATGTCGGTGGTATTATTCCGTTTTATTTCAAATGACAGTGTATATTGTTGATCTTTGACCAATGCCATTCTTTGAATATTAACAGGCGAGGACCTGTTCCCGCATATTCCGAAAGCTATTCTAGTTGTTCCATTGATGATCTGAGAAACAGTCATTTCATTAAATTCTTTTTCCTCAACACTGTGGCTGGTGTCCGTATAATCATAGAACCATTTAGATTTTAAAAGAGAGCCAGGTAAGATATTAGCATCATCAAAGTTTCTTGAAAGTTTATCAGCATCAACGGCCAGCTGGGCCAGTTTTTCCTTTGTGATCGCTCCGAAAACAATGTCATCAGTCAAAATGCGCTGAGTGGTCGCGGAAAACTGATCCGTGAATTCGCTCGCTGTGCCTCGTGTGTTGATTGAGCGCAAGCGATAATACCAAACTTCATTTACTCCCGTAAAATGCTCATATCCGCCTGTTTTGCCTCTGAAAATACGATTCTCTTTTAATGGAGTGAATCCATTTACTTGTGAAGCATATACCTCATAGGCTGCAATATAACTGGACGGATCATAATCCCATGTCAGGGCCACATTCTGAAACATTGCCTTGATCACTACATTCGACGGAACTGGCGGGGCTTTGTCAGGGAAACTGCCATCCGTAACCTCGCCGGCATCCGGTTTACTTTCCCAAGTACCGCGATTTTTTTCAATTACGCTTTCAATTTGATCAATCCGGCCATCTTTTTGTAATGCTGATAAAAATTGACCGATCTCTACGACGCAAGTATTTTCTGGGTCGGTAATATCGTATTCCATTGAAATAACGCGCTGCGATGTCTCGATTGGAATAGCGAAGTTTCGATCAATTGCGATCGTTGTATCTCCCAATTCCACATGTTCGTGTTCGTGGCCCGGCACGCTCTCAAGCAGTTGCACGGACAGCTCATAATTGATTTCTGTCTTACATGCAGTTGTAATCAAATGATTATATGTGGCCTTTAAAAGCTCTTCCGGCTCCGTTATGTCTTCATCATTGAATTGGCCTTCCCGATGGATCAACTTTCCATCTTTAAGGCGGCCCAATCGTTCTAATAAATCCGGATCGCCAACCCATTCCTGGCCTAAAGGCTTATCGACCGGGTCGCCTTTTGTTTTTTTCCATTCTACTTCAGAGAAATCAATAAAACGGGAATAACCGCCCGTCTCCTCTCCTTCCTCATCAGTAGATGCTATGGATGCTCCGTAACCCCAAAGGGCTGTCACCGGGTAACTGATAACGGTCCGCCGGATATTCGTTGTATCCTTATCACTCTCAAAGCGCTTCCCGCTGTCTTTACCGCGACGGGGAAGTATTTTTATGATTCGTTTAACGACCTGATTTCCATCAAATTCTATAGTGTCCTGAAGCTCTCCGCCCCATATGTTAATCACGTCAGCGATACAATCCAACGCTGTTTTTTTATAGAAGGTAGTCGAATTCACTCCAAGCTCCGCCGTTACTTCCGCCACCCATCTTGACCGAGAAAGAACGTTGTCCAGTACAAACTGAGCAGTTTTATTGGTAGGGCGAAAATCTTTTACAAAGGTTTCAGCAAGCTCCATCATGGCAGCTTCACAGGTAACCTGAGTGTTAATCTCTCCTTCTTCACTTGTATCATCCAGTTCCTTGATGACAAACAGACGCATTACACCGTCCTTATCCTTGAATACCACTTGATTCTCTTCGAATAGGAAGCGCGCGTCAGGGTGGGAGGCATCGGCTACAAAAGAAAAAGAAGAGCCCTTGTTGAGCTCTTCCTTGTATTTTGCATCCCAGAACGTACAGGTTTCTCGTCCGTGGCTGGACAGCACTGTCAATAATTTATCATCTGGTGAAAGTATATAAATGTCAGCCATGACCGGACCTCCTTACAAATATGCCTCATTAAATTTGATACTGCTCTTATGACTGAACTTGATTTTAACTGGCGTCCTGGGCGGCAGCAGAAACCAATCTGATTGAATTTGAAGTGCTGTCATGATTAAATTACCGCTGCAAGTGACCTTTCTTTTTGCTGAATCAATTACAAGTGTGTCACCAGCGATGAAATCGTACAGCAGCTTGATCGTTTTCGATACAGACCCATCATCATTAAGAAGAGCCACCTCATATGAAGTGGCTTTCTCTTCAAAGACGCATTCGATTGTCGGGTCTACGGCCGCATATCCCGGATTAATGATAGTCTGAATACCTGAATTAAATTCAAAATCCTTCGCCGGGCCGTATTTTTTTGGGTCAGGACAGATAAAAGTCAATGTTGCAGTCTGAAAGCCTCCCTGTTCTTCGCCTTCTGAAATGCTTTCAAAGACAGCGTTATAGAATCTGTCGGGCTCATCATGAAAAATTAACGGTTTAGGCTCTTCAGTGTGCAGAATAAAAGTCAATTCCTCCTGCTTTTTCTTCAACTCTTCTTCACTGCTGAAGGCAAAAAGAACCTCAATGGTTATGACTCTTACAGGGATTCTTGTGTTCCGCAGGAAACCGCCGGGGCGATTCCCGATAGTGGCTGTATTCACTTCTCTTCCTGTCACTCCCCGGCCGCCCGTGGTCTTCACATAAAAGAAGGGTGATATATCAATACCATCAAACGTGATTTTCCATTGGTTAGGCAGTAGTTCCTGATAATTGATCAATTAAATCTCGTCCTCCTTGCGTTCGACCTTTTCTGAGCGTCTGTGACAGGTTTTTCTACGCCTTGACCGACCTTCTTGCTGTCCAGCTCAACAACAATCATTCTGTCAGGCAATTCAAGGTTCCGGATGTCCGCGCTCAATTCTTTTCTAACCGTGCCGAGTTCGCTGCTAGAAATGGATGTGTCATATGCAAAATTCAGATCCTCCTGCTGAATAGTCATGGCATCACTGACGGCTCCCATAGCTTTTTGAACAGTGCCGATACCATTCTGAATCCCCACAGCGATACCAGCAGGAACCATGATCCCCACCTGATCCCGCATCAGTCTGGATGGGGAGTGGATTTTCAATTTTTTCTTAATGGTTTTCTCAATTGTCGATGCGATGGAGTTTGCTTCTTTCGCCAACTCGCCCTTCATGTTCTTCATTCCAGAAATAATGCCGGCCATTGTATTTGATCCGATGGCTTTACCGCTTTTCTTCAGAGAACCCAGCTGTTTTACATCCACTGTAAGCTCCCCAATTTTGCGGAGATAGTCATTTTTCAGAAGTGCCAGTTCTTTATTTGCGGCCGACCGTAATTCATTTATTTTCTTGGTCGTCGCGTTCTTCAACCCGGTTAATTCTTGGGTAGCCTGGTCACTGGCCAGCTTGTGCTTTTCTTTCCACAGACTGACATACTCATTTAGCTCCGAATCTGTCATGCGGGCTATTGCATTAATCTGATCAGCTGACCCGACACCCATTTCTTTCAATTCGTCTGTGAACGCCTTCGGTGCCCGGCTTGCTATTTTTGTGATGTCAGTGTTGAACGTTTTGATCTTGTCCAGCTGCTTTTTAAGATTTGAAGTCAGCTTGGAGCCGTTCACATTTTGACTTGAGACATCGTCAAATAGACCGATGGCGTTATAAATCGCGTCAGTTCGGTCTTGCAACTCCTTTTTATAGGCATCGTTGGCCGCCTTAATATCGGCAGTCAGTTTATCATTCACTTTTTTGAATTTTGAGAGATAAGTATTGTTTGCAGAAAGAATGCCCTTGTTAAGTTTGTCAGCCGCTTTCTTTTCGGCTTCCTTCTGCTTTCTGGCCTTATCAGTCATAGCTTTTTGAGTCTGATAGATTTCCCGTTGAACCTTTATTTGCTGGTCAGAATTCAGCTTGTTCTTCTTCTTGATTTTCTCAAGCGTTTTGATATAGGTATTCCCGCTGATTTTTCCTGTATCGTATTTTGCCTCAGCTTTCTTAATCTGATCTGATACTTTCTTGGTATACGCCAGTTTCGCCTTCGCTTCCTTGCGCTGCTGCTCTTTCAATAGCTTCTTCTGTTTATCAGAGGCGTTTTTGGATGCCTGATATATCTCGCGCTGTATTTTTCGGTTTTGCTCGCTGGTAAGCTTGTTTTGCTTCTGAATCTTCTGCAATGTTTTGATATACGTATCCGCGCCCATTTTCTTGGTGTCATACTTCACTTCAGCGTTCTTAATTTTGTTGGATACCTTTACCTCAGCCGCCTTCTGAGCTGCTTTTGCTGCTTTTGCCGCGGCCGCTTTTACTTTGGCCTGTGATTTATCAATACCAGCCGCCATACCGGTGCCGACGTGATAACCGACCTGGTCACGCATTACCCTTGACGGAGAATGGATTCCCAGAAGTTTTTTCATGCCGTTGGGAATAGCATTTGCCATTGATTTTACTTTGCTCGCTAATGCTCCCGCCATGCCGCTGATACCTTTTATTAAGCCTTGGATGATGTTCTTACCGATCTGCCACAAGTTAATGCCGCGGAAAAACTTCATGACACCGTTCCATATGCTTGTAATTGTTGATTTTGCTGATTTCATTATGCCGGAAATAGCATTTTTCATACTATTGAATAGGCTTTTAGCTGTACTCACGAGCCCTTTCCAGAGCCCTGTCACAAAACCTTTAACGGCGTTCCACACGCTTGTGAAAACACTTTTGGTGCCATTCAGCATGCCGCTAAAAAATGACTTCAATCCATTCCAAATGCTCTTGGCAGTAGAAGATACAGCTTTCCATACTGTGGTAACAACAGTTTTTATCGCATTCCAAACGGTGCTGAAGATTTTCTTTTGCGTATTTAGCCAACTGGTGAAGAATGTTTTCAATCCATTCCAGATTGATTTTCCAACTGATACAACGCCCTTCCAGATCGAAGTAGCAATTGTTTTGATACCGTTCCAAATGCTTGTGAATGCTGTTTTCATTCCATTCCAAACAGATGAAAAGAACGTTTTCAAACCATTCCAGACAGACTTCCCGACTGACACAATGCCTTTCCAAGTTGAAGTGGCGAATGACTTAATGCCGTTCCAAACCGTTGTGAACGCGGTTTTCATCCCATTCCAGAGTGATGAAAAGAATGTTTTCAGGCCGTTCCAAATGCTTTTAGCTGCCGATACAATTCCATTCCAAACAGTAGAGAAGAACGACTTTATTCCGTTCCATGTTGATGTTGCTATCGTCTTTATACCTGTCCAGACAGTAGACAACCAACTGGAAATAGCCCCCCATGCCGCAATTGTAGCCGATTTTACCGTGTCCCAATTCGCAATGATCAAGGCTACCAGACCGATGACAGCCGCCGTAATCCATCCGATAGGCCCCATTGCGATGACCCATGATGCCGCCATACGTGCCGCCTGCGCTGCCGCTTGTGCCGCAAGCACGACGAGTTGCCGGCCGAATAAAACCATTTGCTTACCGCCTGCAACCAACAAAGATATAAAATTGCTGATCTGCGCCGCCGTCCAAGCCGCTGCCATGCGGGTTGCCTGTGCTATGGATTGCGCTGCGAGCACGGTCATTTTGGCAATGAAAAGACCCATCTGCTTAATCCCGTTTGTCAGCATTGTGATAAAAGAGGTGATCTTCATTGCTGTCCATGCGGTTGCTGTACGGGCAGCACTTGCGATTGATTGAGCAGCCATTACAGTCATATTCTTGATCCATAAACCCATTTGAACAATGCCGCGCTTCAGAGCAGAAACAAACGCTGATATTTTCATGGCTGTCCACGATGCCGCCATTTTCACAGCATTAGCTGTTGCGCTTGCTGCCATCGTTGTATACTTCGCAATGAATTGACCCATCGTGACAATTGCTGATTTTAATTGGGTAATCAATCCCACAGTTCTGATCCCTGAAACCGCCGAACCAAAGCTCCGCAAATATTGAGCTGCAGTCATAAAATCTTTAAGCCCATTTGTGACAGCACTGACCGCTACTATCGCTGGAACAATAGCTCTTAAAGCACCAATTAATGAAATACCAGCTGCTATAAATTTCCCGATTGCCGGGTTTGCCTCCATCGCAGCATTAGTAAATTTCAAAAACCCGTTTACATTCTCCAAAATCGTTTTACCGAGTGGAGCCATGCCAACAAGCAAGTTGATGATAGTCTTCGCGATCTGCCCCAATGTGCTCCATACTGTAGGGCCGTTGGTTTTGATATAGTCAATGAACGATTGAAATTCTTTTGTTTTCGTAACGCTGCCTGCCCACTCATTGAACCGCTTGGTCAGATCTACGAGTGATGTCATCATGTCTTGAGACATAGGAGCGAATCCAGTAAACAGCTTTGTCAGGCCGCCCGAAAAGTTTCTGATGATCTGTAGCAGTTTCGGGCCGTTGGTTTTTGTATACTCCACGAAAGCCTGAAATTTCTTTGAAGAACCCAAGTTCGCTGACCATTTCACCCATGATTGGGTCATTCCTTCGATGGATTTTGTCATGCTCTTTCCGGTCGGTCCGAATGCTACGATCAGATTAAAAACTGTCCGTAAGACATTCCCGGCAGATCGGCCGAATGAAGCAAACGCCTTCGGAGCTTCTTTGTTCAGATAGGAAATGAATCTCTGCATGTCCGGAGCTTTAAAAGCTTTGTCCATGCTTTTCGCCAGTCCCACGCCCTCTTTCGCCAGTCCGTCAAACATTGGAATGAGTGAGTTGAGAGCGAGTTTAAACGTATTTAGAGACATACCGAATGTTTTCAAGATCGGCTTTTGAACCATCGTACCGATGTCCCGCCAGTTGTCTTTAAAGTCTTCGAGGTTCTTTAATGCCTCTCTCTCTTCTTTTCCAAGAGATTTTTGCAGATTATTGATCTGTTTCATGATCTTAGCGCGCTCTTTTGCGCTTGTTGCATTGTCCAGCTTCTCCTGCAGCTTGGAAAGGTCTTCGGATGCTTTGAATACACCGCTTATCGAAGTAATAGCAAGGGCGCCGAATGCCGCCGCGCCTGTTCCCGCTGTTGCAAATGCACTGGTTAACCCCATTACTCCGCCGGCTGCCACCCCGAGCATAGGACCCAATGAGCCGATTACCCCGACAATACTTGCAAGGGCTGGCGAGATTGCAGGGAGTAGGGACGTTAGTGCCCCGGCAATTGAATGACCGATGACTGTTGAAACTGAGTTTGTGATCTTGGCAAGTCTGTTCATTGACGTTTCAAACCGATCAATTCGAGCCTCTATACTGATCCATACTCTTCTCGGTAAGGACGCCAGAGCAGCACGAGCCGTTGCCACAGAGCGCATAAGTGCAGCCGTGTTTCCGTTTATGACCGTGGTAATTCTGTTTGGCAGTGAAGCCAAAGCTGAACGGACTGCCGAAACCCCGCGCATGATAGGCGACGTGGCCGCATTAAAAGTGGTAGTTACGTTATGAGATACTGATGCTATGGCTGACCGCGCAACAGCGACAGCACGCCCTAAAGGAGTGGGATTTCCGTCTATCGTCGTTGTGATTCTGTTCGCCACTGCCGATAGCCCTGCTTTAGCGCGTGCCAATGCGGAAGATAACGGCCGCACATTCCCCATTAATTGCGTGGTGACAGTTTGGGGAATCTGTCTTAATCTTTGCTTCGCCCAATTGATGGCCCGAGTTAAAGGGTCTGAATCCGCATCTAAATCAACTCGCGTGCGTTGATGTCGATGAACAAAGTTATCTATTTGTTGCGCCGCCTGCCGTACTCTTGCCTGAAAGCTGGCAATCTCGGCGTCAACCTCGACTGTGTGATGATCAGCCATCCGGCGCATTATATCGTTGACACGATCCATACTGCGATTAAATTTTCTTGTCTGTGCTTCAACTATTGCTGTCAGTCTTTCGATCATTCCCTCACCCCATTCCTTGTCCGAATTTTGCAAAGTGGTTGCGGATTGCATCATTAAACCGCTGAACCCCTTTGGCTCGTTTGCCGAGCTCGTTTACATCTGACTTGCGCCATTTGTCGTTATCGCCAGTGATATTGCGCTCCAATTGACGTCTGGCCTTATCCGCATCATACATCTTCTTTTCTTTGGGGCGCTTCTCATTCATGGCATAACGGTGAAACATGGCGTTTTTTGCCATAAGCTCCAATTCATCTATTTTTCGCAATTTGGCCCCTTTGAGCAGAAGCTTGTATTCATTAGGAGTCCATGACATGATTAAATCCACATCATAAACCCCGAGCCAATGTGCGGAGTTCGTAATTATTTGGTCATAGTCGATCCCGTTCTCTCTTTGTATGCCTCTTTCATCATCTTCAAGACTTCCTTGCCGTTCTCTTCGTCCTCCAGCCGTTTCGCTTCCATTTCCGGTGTTTCGTTCGGAGCCGGTTTCTTCCCTTTGTTCATCTTCTCCATCATCTTCCAACGCTGACGGATTACGCCTTTGAAAAAACCCGCCGAGTCCAGCGTTGTGAATGCTTCATTGATCATCTTGTCAATTGCGTCGCCTGTTTCGTCTTCATCAATGATTTTAATAATTGCTTCTTCAATAGCCTCAGTTGATGGCTTTTCTTTCTTCAAGTAAGCGAGTGCACAATCCCAAAAAGCAGAAAGATAGGAAGCCTCTTCGTTGAGCAAGCTCATGTAAATATTCATTGTGCCGCCTTTGCCCTTTTCGTCAGCAGTGGAATATTTTTCGTTTGCCAATCTGTCAAAAGCAAAGTCGCAGCGTGATTTGTATTCTTTATCTCCGATAGTTAAGTAAGCCATTTATAAAACCTCCGATTATTGTTGTATGTTAAAAAAAGAGCCCGGGAAGCCCGGACCCTATAATTCCTTTTCTGTTCGTATCGTAAAATTGGCCGATCGTTCCGATTCCCCGGCCGAGTTCACTGCCGACACGTTAAAAATGTAGGCGGTATCCGGCTTCAGGTTAGGATTCGACGTGTACGAATTCTTTGAGACAGTCGCTATTTTTGCATAAAATCTGTAAATGTTGTAAGATGTCGCCCCTTTCACCGCATCCCATGAAAAACTCACCTGATTTGAAGTGGCGCTTTTCGCAGTTATATTGCGGGGTACGTTAGGGCGTAACCGCTTGTGTTTGCGTAACAATCTCGGTCATTGAGGACTCGCCCGCATCGTTCACAGCAGAGACGTTGACCGTCAGTTTCGTGTCGGCCGCAATTCCTGTCAAGGTGTGGGATGTGCCTGTGACAGTTGCGTCCAGCTGCTTGCTCGCTCCCCTATATACCTTATATGAAGTTGCCCCATCTACCGCATCCCATTTCACGGTCACGCTGTGAGCCGTAGCCGTGAACGATAGATTTTGGGGCGCCTTAGGGCGTAGTTGTTTTTTTGGCATTCTCGCCAAACTGCATGAACTCTTTGGCACCCGCAGAAGATCTGATCTCGTCAATTAATTCTTGAGGCAGAGGATCAAGTTCACCTTTACGGGTCTTACCGAGAACAGGCAATGTTGTTGAAACCTCAATAAACCCATCTTGCGGTGCACTTTTCTCTAAGTTCTCGATGATTGCATGTCCATATTCAGAATCATGCTTATCGTTTTTGTTTTTATTCAGGTTTACTTTCCATACCTGAACTGTCTCTTCGTTGTCATAAGCATCTTCAATCGCCGTTTGACCCGGATCAGAGACAGCAGCATAATATGTCAGTTCGATGCTCTCAGATTTAGGGCCGTACCCAACAATTCGGCCAGACTTTGTTGATTCATCTTTTGTATCTTGTTCTTTCGTATGACTGCCTTCTGTTTGGAATGCGATAAACAGACCTTCAGTTGAAGTAGCATTCATCGGTTGAACAAAGTAAACCTCATCAATACCATTCAATAAATCTGCCATTTTGTTCATCCTTTCAATTGTTTATTGTGAAGCGCATTCTGAGAATGCCGTGACGCGTGTACCCGTCAATATCGGTGATCACCTGCATGCTGCGCATCTCAGAACGGCATAAAGAAAAGCCCTCTACTGTTAGGGGCCTGCTTGTTAACGCTTGAAGCATGAGACTCAGAATCTCCATCGCTTCTTTTTTTCCGTTGTAACCTGACCAGCAGTGTAAAACCACATTGATTTCTTCACCGCTGGATGTCTTGGTTTTAAATGGGGATACATCATCATCGCCCATTGTCACATAAGGTTTTTGCTGATCTTTCGGGACTGCATCAAAGACGCCCGTGACGCGCCCGTTCAGCTCTTCGTCTGTTGATAACCTCTTAAATAGAGCAGCCTGCAACGGCCACAGGGCAGATCGCATGATGACAGCTCCTTTCTATCACATTTGACTGGCAAAATACCGCATGCCTTCGTCCACCGCTGGATTCCAGAACGGCTGTGCCCGCATTCCCCGCGTGACCACCCATCTATTAAGCTTGGTGTCATAATAAACCCACGGCGTTTGCCGGCCGCCGCCTTCCTCTGCGTAAATCCCTGTTCCGTATTCCACATATACGGCATAATCGGCACCAACAGAAATAACGGCCCGTAAGCCGCCCTCTTGGTAGTCGATTTCAATTGAATTTTTCAGGTTCCCCCCGTCTATTGCGGCGGTCGGAGCATTCAGAACAGCATGGCTGTAAATCAGCTCGGCCGTGTCTGTGACCAGTTGTTTAATATCGTCTATGACCCGGTTTCTGAACTCGCTCGTGGCTCTTTGCATCTGCCTGACCCATCTGCCGCTTACCTCAGCCATTGCCCTTCAGCACCCCCGTAACCTGACATTTCAAATTCATAATCTCATGCATGCCGCCCTGGTCGATCGGATCTGATTTGAGAGTCAGCACCTTGTTTTCGTAGATGATCCGCATTGTCTTCTCAATATCATTGCGATACGGGAAATACACATTGCAATCAACCGGATTCTGAAGCTGCTGAGCCTGATAATATTCCCGGGACGTAATCCCCCCGACAAAGGCCTCTGTTGTGAGATAATCGGTGAATTTTTCAACATAGCCCCCGCCGCCGTCCGGCACCTTTTCCAACCGCTGAAACGTTATGACGTGCGGGAATTCCTCATATATCATTTAACTCTCAGCCTTCGATATGGCGTAAGGTGTTTTGTGATGTACCGAGGAAATTCTGTATTGTACGAATAGGACACATCCCCCATGCTTCTTCCCGAGAGTCCAGAAGGATTCATGTTATATTCCGCAGCCTTCGCAACAAAAAGCTTCACGCCAGCTGGTAAAGCCTCCGGATCGAAAGTGTTGCTACAAAAATCACTGGCAGACTCAATCAAAATAGGGACTATTTCAGACAAATATTCGTCATGCCTATCTGTCTTAATCTCTGTCATTCGCTTTACTTGTGCGATGTCCACTGAATCACCTACTCTTCACCTAAGACAATCTTGATCAGTTCGTCTTTAGGCGCTTTAGGGTCAAAATCATATTCATTCTCTTTCAAGAAAGCAATAATCTCATCTTTGTTTACCTTCTGCAGTTGAGCCTCAGTCATATCAAGAAGATCGGCAGCTGGCTTCTCGGCCTCTTCCACTCTCTTAAAACCAATGTGAGAATAAACCACCTCAAAAGCCTTTTCAGTGCATTCAATAGTTTTGGAACCGTTAGATGCTTTCATATCACGCGCCGCCTCCTTCCAGTGCTTTTATCCGATTCTCTAAATCAGAAAGCTTTGCTGTCACATCGTCACCGAGTTTGGCTAAAGTAACTGCCTTTGCACCGATGTTGGCATTTTGTACACTACCAGTGCCGATGTTACGATTTTGGACAGAACCATCACCGATATTGATGTTTTTCACTTCTCCGTCGCCGATCATTTCCGAAGTGATAGTTTTAGGAGCAGGCGCAGACCCCGATAACCCGGTCACCTTCGCACCCTCTTTTATTTCGAGCTCGCCGCCGATCACCAATTTGTCGCCGTTATTAGTGCTATAGTTTTTAGATGTGTACCCCATAAGCTTACGCCTCCGTTGCTGGTGTAATAGCAGCAAAAGCATCATCGGTCAGTGTCATGAATCCGACTTGCTGAGTTACACGGAGAGCAACCATATCTCTCTCATACAAGTTGATCGGGTTTCCGTCTGCATCGACAATCGTTGTCAATGTTGCATCCTCTGAGATTTTGTATTCCATGCCTTGAGGGATTCCGTAACGTGTGTAATTCCAGTCAGCCGCAAGTAAAGCCGCTTTTTCGTAATCCCATGACTTAGAATCCGCATATCCAATCGGAAGGCCAAGAGCCTGCTGTGTGGCGCCGCCTGTCGCATCGTTGAAGATCGGAAGACCATTACCATCCTTTGTGCCGCGGAGCTTTTGACGGAATCGGCGTGTTGTTGTAAAGCCGTTTACATCTTTGTCTGCGTCTTCAACAAGAGCCATGACCCCATTTAACTCATCATATAGATTGCCAAGTGAGTTTAACGCAATTGTGTTACCAGATTCCTTGATTTTTTCAAATACAGATACGCCTTTTGCAAACGGTGAATCTACACCGAATAACGCAGCCTGATCAAATTTGATCGCAAAGGCTTCAGCGATAGCAGGGCGCATTTGTGTGAAGAAATCTGTTACAGAGTAGCGCAAGAATTCTTTAGAAACAGGGATGATGACACCCAATTTCTTTGAAATCATTTTTGCTGTTAACCATTGAGCCTTAGAAGTTTGGATTCTCTCACCTTCTCCAACCCAGTAAGCTCCCGGTCCTGAAGCCAAGTACGTGAATTCCTTCACCGGCTTACTCATTTCTTCATATTTTGCTAGTTTCGTGACAGCAGATTGGGTCATAAACTCTTTTAAAACCAGCGTTCCTTGTTCAGTTGGAACCTTCCCGTTTACTGAGTCTTGCATTAATGCATTGTTCGGATTAAATGTTGGCATTAAAGATAGCCCTCCTTATTTTCTAATACTTGCTTCAGCTGCAAGCGAGCTGATGTCTAAATCTTGATTTGTCGGTTCATTGCTGCCGGACTGGACATCACGGCCATTCTCTTGAAACTTGGATTCAATAGCCTTTTGAAGTGCGGCATTGTACTTCTCTTCGAATGCTCCGAGGTTCTTCATCGTTGATTCTTCATCCTCACCGATAAAGAATTCCACTACATCTGCTGGCAGTTGCTTTTCAGAAGCATAAGAAACAGCTTTGTTTAAAAGCTTTTCACGTTGTGCCGCTGTCTTTTGATCTTCCAGCTCCTTTTCGAGCTTCCTGATCCGCTTCTGCTCTTCTGTTTCTTCTGGATAAAGCTCTTTTACCTTTGCATCAACCAGAGCATCGAGGTTGTTCGCCTTCCACGTATCAAGACCTTTTGTAAAGTGAGAATCCAACCGAGGCTGAATGAGACGTTTTCCTTCTTCTGTATCTAAGAACCCATTCACCTTGTCAGCTGACACGGCAGAAAGTTCATTCAGATACGACTTAACATCTTCGTTTTCTTTATTTTCTTCGAGAAATTTTTTCACATCTTCTAAAGTTGGCATTACATTTCTTCCTCCTTCGCCCTCTACAGTGCGCGCCTGTTATGAGTGCATGAAAAATAAGCCTTTTAACGTCATGCTCAGGACAAAATAAAAAACGCTGCTCGGCGACTGTTATTTTTCACATGCAAAAAGTGATCGTTTCAGTTCACAATAAATTTCGTCATATCCTTTTTTATCTTCAAACTGGGCAGCGACGACCTGCATTTCTATTAATCGCTTGATTCGTTCGTTCTCATCATCACTCAAATAAAAATTATCTTTCACTTTTTGACTCCCCTTTTTTCTCAATGGATTTGTACCACTCTTCATAGGTTTGATATGGGATTGTCTGGCCAGCCCCGCTACCGCCTTCCCTCGCCCTTCTCGTATCAGGCAGGACGCCGTTCACTTTAAACGCAATTGTACAACGGCAGTTAATATCATCTTTGGCATTATTCATGTGCCCCGGAGCCGGCCCGACTCCACCGTAAATTGATTTGAACAGCCCATTGCGTTCTATTGTCTTCCCGTCCAGCTTCCTGTGGCCAGATCGTGTTTTAAGATCCAGGGTAGCGTTCCACATTTTTTTAAGATTACTCCGTTCGGAGGCCTTCTCAGCACTTTCCATCCTCGCCGAGACTTGTACCCTATGAGCTTCTGTTCTCGCCACGTCACGGGCTTTCCTGCGGGCAAATTCGGTTGCTCTTTCAATGCGGCGGGTGATCTTTGAATAATCCTCCCCCGCTTGTAGGCCCTGCGCGACGGAAATTTGAATCTGCCGGATATAATCGTCTCTATGCCGCCTGTATATCGCTGACAAAGTCAATTCAGCTATGGGATTTAGAATGGCCTGCCGGATGACTTCGGCTGTCGGGATGCTAAAACCCAAGTTAACCACGGATTCCATTTCAAATAGATAAGCAGAACGCATATAATTCTCTAAAAACTGCTTGGCTGCTAATGCCTCAACAATAGTCAGAATGGTTTTGAAAGCCTTGTGAGATTCCTCGGCCATCCTCTCCATTTCCTTGTTCAGACGATTGTATTTGTTGGCATCGGCTAAAGTAAGCTGGCCGTCCTTACTGTATTTCGCATACAGCCGGGCAATTTGTGCATTGATCTCCTTTAAGCGAGATGCAAAAACGACATCAATTTTTTGAGCATCCTCAGTGATCATGTCGTCCAGGTACTTATCAATATCATTCTGGTTCATCTTCATCACCGCCCGCGTCTGTTTCCACATCCGTTAACGGCGGCATATTGAGCCTGTATTCCTCTTCTTCCTCTTCCATCTTCTTCAGCTCATACTGGACATCATCAACAAACGACAACAGAGACAGGCGGGTTTCTTCACTTACCATTCCTTTAAGCTGTCCCGTCGTGTTTGCTTCTTCCAGTACATTTGCCGGAAGGTTTCTCTTAAATCCAAACCAAACTTTTTTATAATCTTCCGCTGCCGCTTGCCTTTTAGTGCCCCATGCGGAAAAGATCAGTTTGTATTGATAACGCAGAGCAGCAGTCATTTTCCGCTCCATCGTGATGCATTTGTTTTCAAGCGACATCAATTTATATTTCATCGCAACCCCTGAAACATTCCCGCCAAAAGATTCATCGGAGAAATTGACTGATTTCGCAAAGCGCAGTATATTCTCTTCTAACCTATCAAGATGGTTTTCTATGATGGCATCGTTTATATCCTTTGTCAGATAGCTTACGTCATCTTTTTCGTCATACAATTCAAGGACTCCGCTCTTTTTGAGCTGGTCAAGCGTCTCTTCATCAGCACCAAGCCCTTTTAAAATCAGATATGCCAGCCGGTATTGTTCAATCTCATTCGATGCATCGGACAATGTGCGGTCATACGCATCAATTAACGAAAGAACCTTTTCTGCATCTCCCTTTAACTCCTTGTTATTTGCTAAACCAAATAAGGGGCAGCCATCAAAAAGATGCAAGACCTTTTTATCAAAAGTGAAGGCTGAGCTGTCTTTCGTACTGAAATAATAGACATATTTCTCATCATAGAATTCTGCTTTGGTCTTGCCGCCGTACACCGTGTAGTATCGCAAAGCGTAAGTAGGTTCATGGATGCTTCCGTCAGTAATAAAGGCGCATTCCCATGGATCAATATTTTTTACACGCTCGTTTCCGGAGCGATCAACATAAGCGAGACGGGCGCCGTAACCGCAAATAGAAGCCATCTTCCCCCACTCGCTGTCTTCATCAGCAATGTTATTTTCCATATTAAAATCTTCGATCAGCTGTTTTACAGGTATTGCAGTGCTTGTCGCATCACTCTCATCAAACTCATATGCAATGGGATGACCAAACAGATAGCCCACTTTTGTATCAATGATTTCAGAGTCAAACGAGTTGTTCAGCCGATTGTTTACTTTATGATCAATACGTTTTAATTTTCCTGTTTCAAAATCCTCGTATTCAATGGCTTCTCTGGATAAGATCGGAACGCCTTGAACCTCAGCCTCGTACCGTTCATAAAGCTTTTTCATTCTGTCATGATCTGGCTTATGTTCCTGAATGATCTTGTCAATCAATTCAGGCGTTATGCCGGACTGCTCAATCATGTCTATAAACTGATTCATCAGCTCACCCCTTTCCGCCTTTTCGGTTTATTATGCGAATACAGAGCGTACCGGAGTGAGTCCAGCACGTCGTCCCATTCCTTCACAGGATCGCCAGTCTTTTGATTCCAAACATACATAAAAATTTCCTTTTCGAAGCGAGCGACCTTATCTTTCACGATGAACAATTCATGTCGCTTAAACAGCCGCGCCACTTCCTCGATACCGGATATGACCGCCTTATCAGCGTTCAATGCACGCAGTTTCTCCCTGCGGAACCGCTGAACGTGTTCCGGCCGCGCAGTATCGCAGTAGAAATTGATGTTGCCGTATCGCTCTTTGATGTCCTTCGCTATCTTCACCCAGTAATCAATTTCCTCATGTTGCTTGGCATATTCTTCGAGCAAATAAAAACACCCCTGGTCATCTTGTCCGATTACAACAATAGAACCCGGGTGCTCATATCCCCAGTCAACGCCCGCAAAATACTTTTTGAAATTGACGCGCCTGTTTTCCAATTCCTCAGAGCTGATATAGTGAATATCCTTATTGAAATCCTTGTATATGACTCCTTCAGGCGCCACCCAATAACCGTGTATATCCCGATCTGTAAACATGCCGCTCGGCGTCGATGCCACGATGCTCTCCACATATTCCGGATCGAGAAAATTGTTATCGAACAGCGAGAAATGAAATGACCGGATGTTCAGCCGGCCGCTCTTCAATCTTTGCCCGTCTTTGTCGATATAATCGGTTTTGACGGTATGCATCGGGTTTTCGGGGTTTGTATCCATCATGACCACAGCACCTTTATAAGAGCACCGGGAAATGACTTCCTTTACAAATGAATCATGCAGGGCAGTCGCCTCATTCAGAAACGCACCGGCTGACGTGAATCCCCGCGCTTTTTTCCATGAATTTGCGTTTGCTCCGTCAAAGCAATATACCTGATTACCGAATATCTCAACGGCGCTTGACATATTGAGCTTCAATTCCTTCCCAAGAATCTGCTCTAAATCAGTCAGAACGTTCCGCCTGATAGTTCCCAGATTCGCACCGCCAATGATAAAATTCAGGCCCATATTTTGATACTTACTGACGTGAGCAAGAAACGCCAAAAGGAGCACGAATGTTTTTCCTGCCCTCTTTGCACCGCTACAAATTAGAATTTTGGGTTGCTCTTTAATAAAGCTGTCCCAAACTTCTTTTTGCTTTTTATTCAGTTCCATCGGCGTTCACCATTTTCCTCAACATTGCGGCAATATCATTTTCTTGGGTGTTTCCGTCGCCGCCGTTAACAGCTTTCTTCGTCTTCTCGATATTCAAGCGCATTTGTTCCAATTTGAGGCGCCGCTCATCTTGCTCATGCGCCAGCTGGTCGAACTGTTTGATCAGGCTCCGGAGCTCTCCCATTGCCCGAGATTGAGCGTTTAAGAGAGTCGCATGACGATCCCAAGCGAATTGTATTTCGAACTCTTCTTCAGTGGAAGTTTTTTCAAAATATTCATTGCCCTCTTCGTCCTCTTCTGGAAGATAAGTGTATTTCGCCTTTTTAAGCTCTTTTGCAAGGTCGTCTTTATCCTGCACAAACATAATGCGCTGCGCCCGAATAATAGCCGCATATTGTATCTGAATCTGATCCCATATCATATCAGCAGGGGAACGCTCCTGAATCTCTTCCATGATTTCAAGCGTTTCTTCTGGCAGATACTTTGAGAAAAACCCATGCGAAACCGCGTTTCGATTTCTCTCCGGGGCGCCGCCGTTGTTCCCCAATGCATTTTTATTACCGGGTGGGGCGCCTGCCTTTTTTGTGTGCACACTTTTTTCAGAGGGTGCACCCTTTTTTCGTTCCCAACCATGCCGCTGCTTCCACGATTTAATGGTGTTCATTGACACCCCGTATTTTTCGGCAAGGTCCTTGTATTTCATGCCTTTGGCGTAATCCTTATACGCCTGAATGTGCTTTTCAGCCATCTACATCCACCGCCGCCTCCTTTTGAATTGAGTTGTTTTGGAGATTATTTTTTAGGACTAAACTCGTCATCGTGTGCAAGCTGATGAATAGTGTCTTTCCCTATTTCCACAAGTCCAACAGCCTGCAAATATGATTCTGCGTCGTATACAGTCATCGTGGTGCCGTCTTTCATGTTGAAAGTAGCGACATAGCCATCTATCTCATGAAAGTTCTGTTCCATCCAGTTAATGAGTCCGTTTGTAGGGCCGGGAAAGACTCTTTTCACTTTACTCATCGAATCATCTCCTTCATATTCTCTCTAAACCAAGCCCACACTCAGAGGCTGTCAGCCGCCAATTGTTTTTCTGAGATTTACCGGAATCGGTTTACAAAGAACATAAAAAAGCGACCCTGTTGATTCACAGTGCCGCAGTTAAAATTTTAAACCTGAGCATGCTTAACGCTAAGTCTTATATTGTATTCGAAAACGTCACCGTATTTTTCTTTATCAATAGCCGGTATCATTTCGCTAGTAAACTCTATGCATCGGCCCTGTTCATGAATTTTTTTCAATCGATCAATGGTGAACCCTAAATCATTATGAGCCTTGGAGAATTGTTCAACCTTTTCAGTAGTGATACAGTCGAATAACTCCTTATCAGCGACTGCCCCGGATACCAGTTGATTTATTTGATTTATGTTTAATTGGGGTATTTTTGCATTGTGCAAATGACCAGTAATCCTCACGTTCTCTAAATCAGTTTCTTGTTTCGATGTTTCAGAATTCATCTTACTCACTCCTTTCGTTAGTGAATTGCGAACAAAAGCGCTCTTCATAAATAGGTGGCAACCGTAAGACGAAAAAACACCCTTTTGACAGGGTGCTCATTTCCGCCTATGTTTTTGGAAATCCAAAATATCCTCTTTCAGAAAAAGCCTGTCCCGGGGCATTTCTTTCATCGGCTCCAGTTCCCCGGTCTTCACTAACTGGTTCAGATACTGACGGGTGAACCCCAATATCTCAAGCGCTTCACTTGTATTGAGTATCTCTTCATTCAAGAATTTCTTGATTGCGTCACGCTCTTTAGGCTTGTACATTTTTGAATCATCCTTTTTTCTCGCGATATTTCAAGTAAAGGGAAAATGCTTTCTCGATGATCGAAACAACAAATAAAATGATCAGGCTAATGTCGAGAGCCGTTTTCAATGGTCCCGCTGCCACATCCTGACGGAAAAACAGCATATACGCCAGGGCGAGAAGAACAACAATATCGGTGGTGGACTGTACACTTTTCATTTTTTTGAAAGTGGCTGGCTTTCAAGTATTTTTCTTTAGTCGCCGCATTTGCTATACTTGGAGCAAGGGAGAAGCGCTACCTTCTCCCTCGGCTCAAAATCATCTGCGCTTTCTTGGACGTCTGCGTTTTTTGATTTTGGGCTTTTTTGTTTTAAGCTTTTCCCTGATGATGAGGACTTTCTCAACAACTGTGAGAGTTGTGAGGATAATCCCCAGTACCAATGCGATTTCAGCCACTTTCTTTCCCTCCTTTCTATACTTTAATTATACCTCGTTTATTTACTCACGTCAAGTAATTTAATGGACTTTTTTCATTATATCTCCAATAAAAAAGAGCCTATTCACGCTAAACAGAATAGGCTGTGATCTGCTCTATTTTTCATTTTCAGGCGGGAACGTTCGATGTTCTTCTGCACGGTTCCTTTTTTAATCCCCAATATCTGCGCTATCTCTTCGAATGACATGTTTTGCACAGCGTGCATCATGAAAATGTCTTTTTCTCTTTCGGTAAGCACGGATAGGGCATCAGCGATTCTTTCCTTATCCCAATCACTTACCTCTCCCTCAGCCTCTTGAACGATTGCGTATTCTTCCGGCAGCGCATCAATTAAGCGCGGATCAGCAAGAATCGTCCTTTGATATGCGTCTCTTCTGTCAGCACCTCGGCGAGCGCCCGGCTGTCTTCCGTTCTGCAGCCATTCAAGAGTGAATTCAATGTCACTGATCATACTACTGATAATCTTTTTGTCGTTGATCTGTTCAGCCGTCAGATTGACTTCAGCTGTATCTTTGTAGAGCCGATACATTTTTCTTGTTTCTCTTAAAGCTCGTTTGTACTCAATGATTAAATCTTGCATTCTGATTCCTCCCCTTATTTGCGCTTAAATGCGCCGCCCTTGCCTCGTTTAAGTCTTTGCATGTCTTGTCCCATCATTTGCTGCCAAAAGCGTTCAGATCGCTCCTGCGTGTTTTTATTGGGCTTTTTCTTTTTCTGCTTCATGTCATCCCTCCGCTCAAATAAAAAACGGACACCAATCAGAGCACAGTGATTCTGTGCAATGATCAGTGTCCGCAGGCTTTCCGTCTTGGACTTATTCAGTTAGATTCGTTCTTATTCTTCTCTATATACTTATCAATATCTTGAAAAAACGCCGCGGCCGTGAATGCGAGAATTGCGCCTATTAACGTGATGTTTGCTTTCATGTCCGGCCTGTATTCGTACTGAAAATAAAACCAGAATCCTAACCCCATCAGCAGAAAAACTATTCTCAGCGCCATCGAATCCCCCTTATTTGATTTGGAATTTTGCTGATTCAAATGTTCCGATATAGTTCCGTTTGCCGGAATCAGAGTAGCAGTCCAGCTGGATGACATAGGTTCCCTTTCCGGTCTTATTCCGGATCGTTTTCACGTTGAATGATTTCAGAGGCGTTGCCGTTTTGAAGCTGCCCCGCTGTACCAGATTCGTATCAGTCAACCCGCCACCGCTGCGCTTCTTGTATACGCCAGCCGTGTAATAAAGAGTTCTTGAGCCTTTTTTCTCGGCTTTCCAGTCCACCGTTGAGGCGCCGGCCGTGTATGTCGCGGCATCCGTAAACACCCGTCCGCTGTACCCGGATTCATTTTGCCAGCCGGACCATGCGGCGGAAGCAGACGGCGCAACGGCCGCGGCTCCCGTAAGTAATACTGCTGATAGAATGATTGATTTGAATAGTTTTTTCATTATTTCATTTCCTCCACTCCGAGAATCTCTTTCATGTATTCGACTGTCTTACCGATCTCAAACCAACTGCCGTCTGCCAATTCGAGCCGGGAACCGCCGGGAATTTCATTGATGGCTGCTATATCCTTTTTATCAAATGCGCACAGGATTTTATCCCCTCGCCAGATTTTTATTTCTTTGTTCTTATTCCTGTTTGCGATAGATTCATGAACGGATTTCATAAAGCAGTCAGAGCAAGTGCCTCCACCAAACTGTTCAAGCCGCTTTCCACATTCACAATGCATTAAGTCATTTTCGGCTCCTGTCATTCCGTCACCCCCAAAAATGATTTGCAGCACTCGCGATGCCATACACGACCCAAGAGAGGGCGAAAAACAGGATTCGCCAGTTCTGCCCCCGGATCATTTTGTTTTGCTCCTGAATCGTCCGCGCTAAATCTTCGTTACGCGTTTCCAGTTCGATGCACCTTGCTTGCAGTTCTTCGTTTTCTGTCATTGTTCCATGCCATCCTTCACGTTATACCCCTTCAAAATCGCCTTATTTAGATCATATGCAGACATGCTGTTCAGCGGATCAAACAATCCGGTCCACGGTTCGACATCACCTATTTTAATGACAAAGTGTTTCCCGACAAATTGAAGGCGCGCAAATTCTTTTTTATCTCCTTTAGTCAACGCGTTAACTCTTTCGGGTTCATCGTCAGCCATTTTTAAATAAAACTTCATACCTTCCTTAATCGCCCGCGCCTGTTCCTGTGTGACCTCAACCTTATCGCTTGTTTTGATTGTGATTTTTGTCTTTGTCATTCCGCGCCCTCCTATTCCTATGATCTTAGTTTTGTCTTATTTATCATGATTGTCATGCACCGCAGTATGAAAAAGGGAAGTCTGATCTAGCCCGGTGCGATAAAGAAATCCAGCGTAGCGTTTTGTCTTAAATCCGACTTTCTGAAGCAACCAACAAGGAAAAGAAATAGTTGACGATAGCCCAATCAATAAAATTAACAAAATGCCTGTTTTCGAATCTAGTTTGAATCCCCACATAAAATAAATCCTTCCCTTCATCCTTATCTCCCATCACTCCGCGCCCTCCTTCATCGTCTCTTCCAGTAAACTTAAATCATCAGAATCTATCGCAAGAGTTTGTTCTCCACAAAAAGGGCAATAAATTTCGGACGTGCTGGCAGGCCTTTCTAAGAATGTCCATTCCTCGCAGTCGTCGCAATGGTATCCGATCAATGTTCCATTCACTTTTGGCATTCCGTGTCCACCTTCTTCCGCCGCATCGAATTCACAAGTATTTGAATCTCTTTCGTGAGCCGCTCGGCCTCTTTTGCGCCTTGATCTATCACATTGAGTCTGTTTCGCTTTCTGTAAATCACCGCGTCATGCATGACGTTGTTAACCTGTTCGCTCAATTCATCAAACAGATTGAAAAGTTGAATGGATTTATCTTTGTATGCCATCACTCCGCGCCCTCCTTTTTAAGATTAAAACCTAATAAAAATGCCGTGGAGTAAATCGTTTGAGCTGAATTAAGGTTCATATAGTAATCGCCCATATCTTCTATTGATTCGGAAGCAGGCCGTTTATTTTTCAAATCGTTATATGTCGCTTGTAGTATCTCTTCTTTTCTGTCTAAATTCTGAATAGCCGCTTCCAGATAGACTGCCTGGTCAAGAGTTTCTTCAAGTGCGTGCTGCAACCAGCCGCGTATGTCATAGACGTTAACTTGGACGGGGCGGCCGTACTTGGCAAGCCCCTTTTCCTGTTGTGCGTTTAGTTTGCTGATGACGGCTGAAATGATCGGGTTGTCAGCGTGGTTCATCAATACCCCTCCTGCTGCCGCTGATGATTGATGGCGTTTTTGTCCATGTAAGCCGCTTCGATTTGCTCCCATTTAAAACCGAGCTTGCTGCCTAATTCAAAGAAAGTCGTAAATAAACTGATATATGTCCGCTTTTCTACATTGCTGAAATGGAATCCGTAAGCAATGGATAGCAAGCAAGAGAATGTTTTTGCTGTACCAAACCCTTTTTCAGAAATTAAATGCTGCGCGACTACATCATCTATGGTGTCAGTGTCATTCCAGCCTAGCCGGTTCCCGATGCTCAAGATAAAATGCAGGCAGTCCACGTATTCCTCAAGTAGTGGGTTTTTATCACGAAAAGCCGTTACATCACCCACGTTACAAACAGGACATATTTCATAATCCGGATCTATTAAGTGTTTAAAATCATCTTTGTTTAAATTTTCTCCGCAATAGTGATTTTCACATCGGAAAAAGGCTGCGTTTTCAGGATTCGCACCAACATTTGTTGATACTTTTGTTCTTGGCTTTTGGTTATTACTCCAATGCTTAAAGCCGCGCCATTCATTCGCACACTCGGCAAGTTCCACCTGTAGAGCAAGAATGAGGTTTGGCAGCAGGTCCTGCCCCTCAAGCCCCTTTTCTTTGATGATCCGATCATCAAGCGCCTTTTGCATTTCAAACATTTTTTGTAGATTCATGATTCAACTTTCTCCCTTCTCCGTTTACGCGGAATGCCTATTTTTCTTGCATGATAGAAATAAGTATCAATACATTCGAAACCGAAATGCTGTGCTATTTGGAAGTGGGCCCAATTCTGGTTACGAAGCTCCGTCCATTCTTCCAGAGTGAACAGGCGATACGGTTTCTGGATTACTATCCCGTTAGCCTTTTTCCAGACAGAAAGAGTGGATGGAGAGCAATGCAGTTCCTCTCTCGCTATTTCCGTGTCAGACATACCGCGTTCATGAAGCTCTCGATATTGCTCCTCTGTGAAGCCGATGTCATCAAGTAAAGTCACACTATTTCCTCCTCAGCACCCATGCAGCGCCCACAATGCGGGCAGCGTGCATCCGGGCGGATTTCTAAATCAAGTTTTTTATAATCGCAGTCCGGGCAATGGTATTCGATCACCCCGTCACCCCATCAATCCCGGCAGTATGGAGACAGCGAAGAAGAAAAGCCCCACGCATGCCCCGACCAGCCAGATATTTGTTTTATCCCGTTTAGCGATAATGGTATCGCCGATCATTTTCAGATCGTCAGACCGAGCGACAAGCGTCGGGATGTAGTCCGGGTGAACCTTTAAAAGCTCGGCCGCCTGCTCGACGGTCATTGCTTCGTCCTTCGTGGCCTTCACGTTCCGTTGCAGTTCTACTTGTAATGGCATCATTTTTCTTCCCCCTCGCAATGGCATTCACTTTCTTCATGACCGCATTCTTCGCATATTTTTTCAACCTGCCAACCCTCAAAGTGATATTTGGGCATTGAATAATATTCTTTATAACAACTCGTGCATGTTACGATCCCGTCGCTGTCTGAATCCCAGTTAGAATGGTATGCTTCTTCTGTGCAATCGCAATACGGACAAGTTTGTTCTTGGGATAATTCGCTCATTCCGCATCACCTGCAATCTGCAGATTTTTATAATGAGCTATATGTCCGCAGGGATTTTCCCAAGTATGAACTTGGCCGAAAAATCCGTCCTCAGCGTGCTGCGTGAGCTGAGGATTTCCCATTTCCCCGCCACAAGTAGGGCATTCCCAAAGTGCATTAACTTCCTTGAACCCGATCAGGAAACCATTGGTATCGCGGGCGGGAATCGTTACTTTTCTTGTCTTCATTCCGCAGCCCCCTCCAATGCTTTTCTGGCCGTTTGCCCTCCGTCGAGTTCGACAGCTGGTGGACAGTCTTCAAATTCGTTTGTATACGTCGTTTCATTAGCGTAAAATTCTAATGCGTTTCTATAACGCTTGTTCTCCGCCTGCAGCAACTTAATATCTTCCTGAGCCTGCCGAAACTGATTGACCGTTACTTCCTGCTGGCGTTGGTGTTCCTCAATGATTGCCTGCTGTTTTCTCATGTAGCCGATCATTATGTCTTTGACATAACTCTGCTCGATGATATAGCAAGGTCCTGCATTTATATCGAGTGGCTTCAATTCCTCTTTTGAAGCTAAGTGCCACAATGACAAGTCGCTTATAATTTCCTGTAATTTATCCATGCCCGTTCCTCCCCCGCAGGGGAAACCCCTGCTATTTGAATTTGTGGCCGATCTCGTAATCACAACGAGCCAGGCCGCCTTTTATTGTTTGAATGATTGTTTTACCGTGTTCCGGGGCATCCATTAAGTGGGCTGTCCCTTCAGTACCATCTAAAACGATGATCCGGACTTTCCCCGGCTCGATGCTTTGCTGAATAGTTGTTTCGTGATTTTTTATTTCTGTTGGCTTGTTCACTCTGGCCGCCCCCTGTGCTATGATAGAAGTACCAGTTCATATCAGAGCATCGGGGCCACGGCTTCGGTGCTTTTTTACGTTTTACGACGGCAGCCGCATCGTTACGCCAGCAGATGGTTTTAATTCCTCGCGGTAAATGATCGGATGCTTTTCGACGTATGCTGCCAACTGCTCCGGCGTCATTTTCCACTCTTTAACTGGACCAGGCTTGTATGGATTGATTTTTTCTTGCATAGCGATAACCTCCTGAATTAATTTTGGGTATTTCTGAACCTCCAAGCTTTTTACAATCCGCTCCCATGCGGCTGGCGCATCGTTTGCAATCGGAACAGAGCGTCATGCAGGCCATAAGCTTATCTTCTTCCTGCACCCACAACGGCCGATCGTCTGCGATTACCACGTTTTGCAGTGGTTTTCCCCGCCTTTCTTTTGAGTTTTTTCAGCTCGTCCAGCTCAATGAAGCCGAGTGCCTTATCCAGCGCCAGCACCTTGAGTGGCGTCTCGTAAAGACGCTCGTACAACTTACGTTTGATGGCAAATTCCGTTGTTTCCACGCCCTTGATGTCAATGATCTCGATGCTACCGTCCAAGTTATGAACCTCAAAGTCTGCAATATATTCAATCTTCCGAAAAGTTTTGCCGTTCTTTTTGAATGCCTCTTGAAGCAGGAACCGCGGCTGCAGCTTAAAATCTTTGATCTGCTTGCTCATCTTGAGCCATTTCAGCTGTTCATAGTATTTGGCTTCAGCCCGGCTATCGAACGTGATGCCGTCCACCTGTGTTTTTCTGGCGCCGTACTTATTTGCTGGCATGTGATGCCTCCTGAACAGCCGCGGTGATTGTTTGTTTTGTTTGGATAATCAACGCTTTTAATTCTTCGAAGTTGTTCGCCTGCCCCGTCAAGATTTCCATGTTTAGAATTCGATTACACGCAGACTCTAAATCTTTGAAATACCCAACAGGCTTGTACCCGACCTCGCCAGACGGATTGCCCTCTTTATCCTGCTTTTGAAATTTGATGTTCAAGATAACGTTCATTGGATCAGATGTAATTCTGTATTTACCGATGTCTAAATTCATTCCGCCGCTCCCCTCTCTTTCAATGTGCATGCCTCTAACTCTTGACCGTTGTATTTTAAAAACTGTGTTATGACTCTTTTTTCTTCTTCCGATAGCGCACTATAAAATAATAGGGCTGCTAATTTGAAATTAATTGGCGGATAGATTTCACCTGTATAAGGGATTTGGTTTAGTTCTCTCATTCTGCCGCCTCCATATCTCTGACTATTTCCTTATCGGCCCGTTCCCGCGTGCCGTCGTTACCTCCCGTCAATTTGTTCCCAGTGCTGAATCTGCTTTTCCTTGTACGGCGCCGTGAGGATGATGGCCGGCAGCAGGATCACCGCTTTAAGCACTGTGCATCAGCTCCATTTGTTTGATTTTTTCCTCAAGCACCCGGATAGCCGGGGTAAGGTCCTGGCCGGCCGTTTGCTCGGCGGGCCCGAACAGATACATACCGCCGGTTGCTGTGAAGTTCGCTTTTTCCGTCATTCCCAATCTCCTAACCTATGATTTAATTGCATCCGGTCGCCCTTAATGATCACCGTATAATCTCTGCACATTTGATGAATCCGGGAGCCCAGCGCCTCGTCAATATCCAAAAGTTCACCCGTGTCGAGTTCGGAAGAGATTAGCAGAGGCTTGTGATTCAAGTACCGGTAATTCACAACCGATTGAATTTGCTCAATCTGCCATTCGGTAGCACGAGGCTTTTTGATTCGCCCCTCCATGGTCGTTGCAAAAACTGGCTTGAATAAATCATCAATGAACAGAACCTCAGCTTTTCGCATGGCATCGAGCTTTGTTTCCAGTTGATCAAAGTCACTTCGCAGATCGCCCATTCCCTCAACGTACGGGAAATACATGCAGTAAATTGATTTTTTCTTGATCAGATTGTTCATGATCGCCGTTAACAGGTGCGTTTTACCGCTCCCCGGTTGCCCGAGCAAAGCGATACTGTTTGAACGTTTTCCCTTGATGCTCTGAAAATCCTTATAGTATTCCACCGCGCACTCATAAGCGTCCTTGATCATATCCGGCTTCCCGTCCTTAATGAAGTTTCCAAAAAGGAGCTTTTCGAATTCTTCCGTGATGCCGCTGGCCTTCATAAGCCGGGCGATCTTTTTCCGTTTTACACACTCGCATTGCTTTGAAAATGTGGTTTTCCATTCCCGGGCCTTATCCGGCAAGCATACTTTCCCCGCAAGATAATCCTCTTCTCTGACCATTTGATCAGGGGCCAGGCTTTCCATTGTCTTATGCTCTTTTCTCAATTGGCGCTCTGTGTCTTGGTGAATCCGGTAAACGATAATGCCCTTATCCTTGCAGTCAGAACACTCATATTCAGCCTTTTCTTCTGAGGCGGCCTGTCCCGCTGAAGATGCTGCTGACCGATCCCGAAGCTTGGTTAGAATTGCCTTCATTGCCGCGTCCATATCTTGCGTTTTGCGAGCTTCCATACTGCTGTTTCTCCTTTCGTCTCTGGCTGAATGGGTTTGAGAGGATTGCTTCAATGTAATTCAGATTGACGTTGTTTCCCTTGCTTCTGAAAGCCTGTTTCATTGCCTCCATGACTTTCTCTTCGCCGTAATCATCCACCATATATCCGAGCCGCTGAACCTCCATCGTGCCAATTGTGCGGGCTGTTTTGTTTTCGAATAGTTCAAATGCGTTTTTCATTTTTTCGTCAACCTCCTGCTGTGTTCTTGGCGATGATTCTTCTTTCGGCAATACTACGTCTGGCGTATCCGCTTTACCGTTCTCCGTTTCCTCATTACGTACTGGATTTTCAAAAGAGATTAGCTTGTATTTCCCGGCCTTTCTCCCCTGCGGCTCATATTCTATCCGTTTGAGCTCGATCAGAATTTTCCGGTGCTTTATCAACGTGTTTTCTGTTATCTCGATTTTTGCTTGAAGAGTGGTATTTGAAGTGGTGAACCACTCCCGCCACCCGGTTTTATTGTTGATGTGCATCAGATGGAACCATAACGCTTGTGTTGTTGCAGACAACGGATTCGTTTCTAACCAATTCATGAAGCCGTTCATTTCTTTCAGGTAGTTCATGGCTCACCTACTTCCTTTCACACAGTGCTGTCATGCCGCTGATGCGGACTAAACGTAAGCCAGGTTCATTTGTTCTTAGGTAGCCTTCGACATAATCACGGAACAGTTGGGCACGATTTGGGGCCCCTTCCGTCATCCACTTGTAACAGAAAGGGATGCCAACCTTAATCAAATGGCAGGTCATTTTCACTAATGTCAACAGGCTTACCGTCAAAAGGATCAGCATTCTGCGCGCTTGGCTTTTCTTCCGACGCTTCGGCATCAATGATTTCTGCATCTGCCATTTCGTCAGTAATGTCGATCCGTTCACGTTCCTCGTCATCCTCAATGACTGCCTTCTGCATTTCCACAGAAAGTATGCCCCACTTGCTCAAAATAGCTTTCAAAACTGTTTTCAGTGCCATAGCATCCCAATCGTTTTTCCATCCAAAATCTGATTTACTGAATTTCTTTTTATGCTTCTCGACCTGAGCTTTTGTCCAGTAGACAGTTTTTCGAAAACCGTTTAGCAGTTCAAAGTATGCAGCGTACCCTATCACGTCCTCAGACGTACGTTGTTCAAAATCAATTTCAATTTCTTCCGTCAGTGGGTTCCATTTCTGAAGCTCCCCTTCATGAATAGCAATGCAGTTGATAGATTTGTATTGGCCTGTTCGCAATGCCAGCTGAATATACCCTTTGTATCCGAGCTGGAACTGTGCTTTGCCGCCATACGGAACTATCCACGCATAACCCAAGTTTTTATCAACCGGAAGATCAAGCGTAGCCGCCACCATCGCCGATGAAATTACGCTCATAGGCTCTGCCTTTTGGAGCATTTTTTCGCCGTTGTAAAGGCTCAGAATTGATGCTGTGAACTGTGGCGCCCTTTTACCTAAAACCTCCTCAAACCGGCCCATGACCGCTGGAGAAGAAAGCAGTCCCTTTATCGTTGTTCCTTGCTGTTGTGCTGGAGAACTGTTTTGTTTCTTCTGAATGCTGTTTTTAAGCGATTGATTTGTAGCCATGTTTAGCTAACCTCCTTAATTCCGAAGCGTCTGTACTGCACTTCTTTTGTGACTTTCTCATATACATCTGGAAACTGCTCTTTTAGTATCTTGCTGTCGATCCGGTTCGTTGAAACTGACTTCCAGCTTGTTTGATAATTTCCGATGAAGCCATATTCTGCTTCCTTCATTTCATGTTTGATCTGGTTTTCTAATTCCTTTGCCTGCAATGTAAGCTCGTTGATCTGTTCTTTAAGCTGCAAATACTGCTGAATGCGTGTTTTATTAGCAGATGTGAGATCAACAACCTTACCGCCCTCAGCCTCGGAATAACGTTGCTTGAGATATTCTTCTGCAGCACTCGAACCGTCAAGAGCTGGCGCCTTTCCGCCCAAGACCTTTTCATTCCAGAATTCAACCTCCGCTTGAAAGATCATCGCAATGAGCTCGTCATCGCGCTCAATCTCTTTCCAAACGAATTTATTACCGCCGATAAGCACAGCGAAATATGCTTTTTTATACTCGGGACCAAGAACACCAAGATAATGCTGAACCTGAACAATATAGCTGTCAGGAATCTCGTTATCTTCCCATTCTTTCAGGTTATATGCTGACGTGGTTTTGCACTCCAATATGGCTTTTTCGCCTACAATCATTCGGTCAACATTCGCTAAAATGAAGTCATATTCAGGATGTTTGAGCATGGACTTTTTACGCCTAACCTTTTTCCCGCTCCGCACCTCAAATTCTTTTGCAACAATATCTTCAAGAAGAGAACCGAAGTATGCAGCTTCACTGCCTGATTCGCTCACAGGCACCTGTCCAGTTTTGTCTAACCATAATTCAAACGGCGTTTGCCATTTGTTTATGCCTAAGATTACGGAAGCATCTGAACCGCCGATTCCCTTCCGTCGCTCAAGAAGCCATTCGTCCCGACTCATGTCCGCTGTCGAAGCGAAAACCTCTGCTTGCATCAGATCAGCCCCACCTTTCTTTTGTAAGCCTCCGCGCCAAGCCGCTGCCATTCCCGGTAGTGATCCATTGAAGGGAAACTAAACTGCGCTTTACCGTTTTTGGCGAATACAATTGAACCGCCTACCTGCCTTAAACGTTGCTGATCCTCAGCGCGCTCGCTGAATGCCACTTTAACTGCTCTTGTCATCGCTGATCCCCCTCCGCTAAAATTCTTTCTCCTTCCCTTTCCAAATAAGCTCTGCCATCATAAGTAAGTGAAACAGCTAAAATCTGTTCTTTTGGAGGTTCAGGCGATTTTATACCTGTTAATCTTTCAAATTCATAACCTTCAAAACACTTTATAAAGGCTGGATCAAACTCCTGTATTTCTTTAAATCTCTCTTTCTCTTGGTGACTCATAGCAATGTATAAATCAATTTCATTAGCATCACGCATTAATTTGATGTGCTCACTCGTCAATTTCATATCCAACAAACCTCCATTGTTTTTTATGGGGCGTTTTGGTATAATAGGAATACAATCAATTTCCAAAACGCCTTACCTAGTCCACTCTGCCAAGTGGGCTTTTTTATTGTGCTGAATGAAACCTAAACCCCAGTTGCTCCTTCAAATAGCGTTTAAGATTGTCTTGTAAAATCACCTCGCCGCTGTCGATTACATAATTATCTGCTGACGTTACTTCATCCCCGAAAAAGTCCTTTTTTGTTTCCGGCTCAGTCGCCTTGTCATGCCAGTTGTTCAGAATCATCGGGTTTTCTATGTTCAATTTCCTCAGCTCCTTCGTTTACCTTTGCCAATTCAGCAAGACTCTCGATTGCATTCTCTAAAGAGTAGAATTCCTTATGCAGAATGCTCACAGCTCCTTTGATCTCTTCCTCTGAATATTTCGCCTTTTGGGCATGTCGCAAGAAGCTTGCCGCGAGCTCAAATTTTCTGAGATTCATCCCATACACCTACTTATCACTGCCAGATTAATACCGCGCTGTTGCATTTTTATTGCTGTATGATACAACCTCCCTTTATTCGCAAGTCGGCTGATGTCCTCTGTAAGAACCTTGATGCTCCCTGCAAGACTTATAGCTTCTTCATAATCGCCGTCCCGTAATGCCTCCGAGAGCATGATAGAGAGCTCTTCTGCCGACTCGATTTTTCTTTTTGCTGAATCTGCATCTGATTTAAGAAACTGATTGATTTTCATACCAGCACCGCCTGCCTTTCTTCTGTTTTCGCCATTGCAACCTGACTCATTAGCGCTTTCCGCGTCCACCTTTCGGCCAGTTCCTTCATGTTCAATCCATGACTACGGGCCAGCGAATATATCAGCGTTTTATTTGCCGGGATCAGATCAAAAATCTGTTTAATATCGGCCATTGGCAGTTCTTCAGGTTGTCGGCCTGGCCTATCGTTTGCCAGCCAGCGCGCTAAATGCCTTGTTGCTTGCAATGCTTCTTCAAGCTGATGGATCATGTTAATTACCGCCGCGCTTGCGCTCTCGTTAAGAGCCGGGTCAATTGGCGCCGCCGTCGTCGGGTGCAATTTGAAGAGGTAATGTACCAGATCAATATGTTCGTATGCCTCGCACGCCTCAAACCACTTAATGCATAATTCCGGGGTAAGCTTACTGAATCCATTTTCAACGTCCGAAACATACCGCTGATCCTTCCCCCCTATCAAATTACCGATCTGATATTGTGCAAGTCCTGCCGCTTTGCGGACACTACGCATGATCCGGGGTAGATTATGCAAATTGTATGGGTTGTTCTCCATATGTTTGCCTCCTGATATATCCAGTTGTTCACTGGTAAAATTTAATTAATGAAGGAACTAGCTTGCTTGCTGTTTTCTCAGCTTGTCGATGATAAAGGCCTGTCCCTTTGGCGTAATGCGGATAGTCAGCCATGATTTAGATTGACCGTTTACTTGTCGCACTCCCTGTGCTATCTCAAAATAACCACGGTCGATATATTCCTGGTATGGCTCGTTCTTGTTTGCCAAGATCATCTTCCACTCGCGTAGCTTTTGGAACAGCCGTTTTTCTCCGATGCTGATACCCTTTTTAGAAGCAAGCTTCGCCAGTTCCCTCACAAGCAATGATTTTTCAGATGCCATACAACTCTCTGCAAAGTTGATAAGTGGCTGCTGAATCTGCAGTGTGTGCTGAAGTCGTTGCCGCTCTTCCTCTTCGGTGATCCATCGCTTTGCCCGGCTGATCGGATCATCAATCATGTAAGAGGGTTGATTGAGCCTTTGAAGCTCATTTTCCATACGGTTAAATTCTGCAATGTATTTTTCTTTAAATATTGCGGCCTTTGCGCCTGTGTAACCAAAAACCAAAAATGTGAGTCCATCACGTTTTATAAGATATTTTTGGTATGTTCGGTTTCTGTCATCCTGATAATCAACCTCCGCAAAATTGTGGAGATTAAATTCTTGGCTGGAATCAAGGTTTCTGATGTCTCGCAGGACCGTGTCATGCCGTTTCCCAAAGACTTCAGCGACAGTCAGGCTGTCCGTTACAACTTGATTGCCTTCGATGAAAACCAATTGACTCATGCTGTAGCCCCTTTCTTGTAGTAGTCAGTGTTTTCGGCAACCCAATCTGTGTTTTTCTCGATCCACTTGAAAAGCAAGTGAGTCGGTATTCTTAACCCGGCTTCTTTAAAAACAGGAAAGTCAGCACGGTTGATAAGTTGAGAGGCCTTCGTTTCTTTGATTTTCATAACCTCCATAAACTCTTGCTTTGTCAGCATTGGCGGGAGTTGAGTGGTTCTGAAATCCTGAAGAGCTCCAGCGACCTCTTCCGCTATGATTTCGCGGAACATGTTTCTAAAAGCTTCATGGTCTAAATTGAACATGCTTTTAACCTCCTATGCTGTGTTGAATTTGAGTTCATTACTCGAAACGCGTAGTTCCTCGTCAAAAAAAAGGGTCCAATGGAATCCAAGAACCTGTGCGATAGCCTTAGCCGTTGGGACACCAGCATTTCTTTCGCCTTGCTCAATAGATGCGTATGTTGTTCTTGCGATGCCCGCTCTATCAGCAACTTGTTTTTGGGTAAGATTTTGGGATAATCGTATTTGCTTTAACCAATCCCTTACAATTGCAGGCATGTTTTTCACCTCCATGACTCATTTCGTGTCGTTGAGTTAAATATACTACGCAAAACGAGTCTTGTAAACCCCTTTTTTTAAAAAAATGACTCTTTTCGAGTAATCTATACATACTACGCTTATTGTGTAGTTATAATGTAGGTAGTTCTAAAAACGTGATGAGGCGATACTATGAATTTTTCATTTAGACTTAAAGAGCTCCGAGTAGGGAGAAAATTAAATCAGCAAGAGGTTGCAGATAATTTAGGCATTGCCCGCACAACATACGCATCATACGAACAGGGCAAAAGAGAGCCGGACCATGAGACGCTTGTTAAAATTGCGGATTTCTTTGATGTTTCTATAGATTTTTTGCTCAGAGGCGAAGATCATTATAGAGATAAGGCCAGAGAACTCCGTAAACATAATGACGTTCGTTTTGCCGCTGTCGATGGTCGGGAATTCACTGATAGTGAAAAAGAGGAAATTCTCGCAGATGCTTTAAGACGAATTGATGGCATTGAAAAACTCATTGAGGAGAATTTCAAAAAGAAGAACGAAGATAAGAATTAATTATTTATTTATTATTGTTTTGTTTAGTTTAAATAATGCTGAATAGATCACCTCAAAAATTGAGGTTAAGTGTTCAGTTGAATGGCGTTCAACCTCAAAAATTGAGGCGAACACTTCAGCAATACCTTCAGTCATTTCCCTTTCAACCGCAATTATTGAGGCAATACTTTCAGCCTTTTTTATGTTTTCCTATGAAAATACTAGAAGAAATGGTAAAACTCTCTTGAATTATTAATCGTTTTAGTTGATCATATATAGGTATTCTATTATATGAACTGGGGGAATTAGTTTGAAAAAGTGGTTAGTTTTATTCATGTCTTTGGGCTTGGCTCTTGCATTAGCAGCGTGTGGATCGTCTGAAAACGCCTCCTCTGACAACAACGGGGAAAGCAAAAATGAGAAAGCCGAAAAGAAATCCTCTGATAAAGAGGTTAAAATGGGCCAAGATATTAAGGTTGGCGATATGATTTATAATATCAAGTCCAGAAAAGCAGCTGATCAAGTAGGCCCGTCTGTACTGCCGGAGAAAGCAAATGACAAATACCTGGTCATTGAAGCAACGCTTAAAAATACTGGTAACGATAAAATCACTGTGGATGCCTCTTTCTTCAAATTGAAAAAAGGCAAAAAAACATATGAAGCCGATTCCGCGGCGAGTGTTTCAGCGAACCAAAAAGAAGACGGCAGCATCGACAACAGTTTTCTCATGCAGGATTTAAACCCTGATTCTACAATGAGTGGTAAAGTTGTTTTTGATGTGGCGCCGGAGGTTGCGAATGCAAAAGACCTAAAGCTTGTTGTCCAAACTGGCATTTACGGCACACAAAAAGGTACAATATCACTAAAGTAAGCCTTCGGGCTTCCTTTTTTTGAATACAAAACAGAACAAACGTTCTTTATAATGCCACTATAACCTATTTATGGACGCATTTACCGGTGTAAAATGGTACATTTTTCCCCTATAATTACATACAAGTAAACAGATTTTCCACAATTTAAGCATTGACAAGGTAATGAGGGGGTCAATTACAACATGGGGTATACGCAAAGTCACTTAGAGGATTGGATCGAAAGTTTTCTCAGGGAACACAAAATAACAACGCCTTCAGAACTTAAACTTGTTAAATTATGCAGGAAGCTCAATGTATTTGTACTTTTTGATGATCGAGAAAGTTATATGTTAGATATTGCGGGGGTTCATATCGTAGGCATAAATAACCGGTTAAGCTATCAACAGCAACGATCGGATTTAGCTCACGAGTTATGGCACATCTTATTAGAGGGCGGCGATAACGAGCTTATGCCGCCACACTGGAGACAGTATCAAGAATCAAAAGCAGGTTATTTTTCATATCACTTTTGTGTTCCAACATTCATGCTGCGGCAACTGAACTTACCTTCAGATGAGGAAGCCGCTGCACGGTTGGTATCGGATACATTCAAGGTGACTTTTGATTTTGCAAAAAAGAGATTAAGAATTTACTTTAATAAATTAAACTATCGTTAAGGAGGATTAAAATGGTTGTCTTTAAAAAGGAGAAATCAAAGCGTTCATCCAAGGGGTATACTTGGTATTTCGTAATGGAAAACGGCCGCGATCCAAGAACAGGAAAACGCAGACAAATAAAAAGACGTGGTTTCCAATCAAAAGCATCGGCAGAAGCCGCTTATCTTGAATTGAAAACGAAGCTCATTTCAGGGATTGATGTCGGGAAAGAGAACATTCTTTTTCAGGAAATCAAAGACCTATGGTACAAGGAATACAAGCATACCGTCAAAGTCAGTACCCTGCGAGCACGAAAAAGTGAAATAGAGAGTTTGGAAGAATACTTCGGAAAGATGAAAATTAAAGATATAACCAGGGGTGTTTATCAGAAGTTTTTAGATTATCTGAGGGAGGAAAATTATTCCTTCAACACAATAAGTGGTATCCACACTACAGCAAGTATGATCTTCAAATATGCGAGACAGGAGGATATCATAAGCAAAAGCCCGACGGAATTTGTTAAACCGCAGCGTCCAAAGCTTACAGTAGAAGATATTGAATCTCAAGAAGAAGTCGAAAACTTTCTTGAAGGAGAAGAACTTGTTGAGTTTTTAGACCTTACAGAAAAACACGGCCTTTTTCTCGACTTTGAATATTTCTGTATGGCTGCATTTACAGGCACTCGTTCCGGTGAGCGATTGGCCGGCAAATGGAGAGACTTAACTTTAGAGGGAGACGACCTCAAAACATTTCGAGTTACCAAAACGCTTTATTGCCCATCAAACAAAGCATCTGACTATGAACTGTTGCCACCGAAAACGCCAGCTGCTGTTAGAGATGTACCTTTGTCGGACTTTTTAGCATCTTTGTTGAAAAGACTGAAGCTCAAACAAGCTAAAATAGCATATGCGAACGGGCGAACATTCAGTGACGATGATTTCATATTCGCTCGTCCTGACGGCCACCCTGAGAATATTAAAAAGATGGATACCAGAATGAGAAGGATTTTAAAACGGATGAACCTAAACAAACATATTACCCAGCATACTTTTAGGCACACATTCACTTCGCTTGCTGCTGAAGCAGATGTACCTTTAGAAGAGATACAAAAAATATTAGGCCATCAAAATGATGACATAACGAAAAAAGTCTATTTACACACTACTAGAAAAACCAAAGAAAGAACTTCGCAAAAATTCAATTCATTCATAGGTGACCTCTCAATGAAAATACAGTTATCATGA